CTAGCCGTTTTTGGCGCGATTCTGGGGAGGTTGCAGGGAAGAAATGGTGCTTTCCAGTCGCGCCATTTCAATGACGTTCTGGTTCCCGTCGATCCACTTCGAGTAGGTGGTCAGGAACATCTCGACACTATGGCCCAGCTGTTTCGCGCAGAATGCCGGCGTCATCCCCACCATCAGCATTGCGGTCGCGTAGCTATGCCGCATGTTATACGGGCGCCTGTAGCGGATCCCGAGCCTTCTCAACATCGGTTCCCAGTACGTGCGGCGGAACGCGTCCTCGTCGTGCCATACCTCGTTGTAGCGGGGATCGAGAAACACGCGTCCATTCGACATTTGCGTGAACGCTCGCTGACGTTGTAACGCTGCCATCGCTCGGCTGTTCAGATGGACCAGCCGCGCGACCTTCGTTTTCGTTCGATCCAGCTGCTCGCCGCGGACATAGGCTTTCGCGACGAGCATCGTCCCACTAGCCAAATCAACCTGGGGCCATTCGAGCCCATAGATTTCAGATGTCCGCAGGCCGGTCCAAAACCAAAACTCGGTCAGGTTGTGCACCTGGCCGGGATAAGCGCGCTCAGCCTCGGAGATAATCCGGTCGGATTCCTCCCTTGCGAAAGGGTCGAGAGGGGGCTTCTGGTGCTTCGCGCGCGGCACGGCGTCGGCCGGGCTCTCCTTGATGAACTTGTCCCTGACCGCAAGCGATAGCGCGGCTCGGAGGACAGAAAGGTAGTTGTTGATGGTCTTGCCGCTAAGGTCCGGGCGATTCGCAATTGCGGTCTGAATTTGAATTGCCTTCAACGATCGTATCGAGACGCTTCCTGTCGGTTTCGACTGGGCCTCGTCGCATGCGGTTTCTTTCCAGAACTTGATTGCCGTGGCATAACCGTCGCGCGTTGATCGCTCGATTCGCTGGGCTGCCAGCCACTTGTCCAACCAGTCCCCGAGCAGCAAGGAAGTCGCGTCTCCTTCGGACGGAAAGTACTCGGACATGACAAATGTGCCGTGACGAATTCGATCGCGAATTTCTGCCGCCATTCGCCGCGCATACTTTACGTTCGCTGGAGTGGGCAGCATCGCCTTCCCGTCAATTTTCAGGGTCTTGCGCATCTCTTGGCCATCAAGCACAAATGCCAAGCGGATTGATTTCTCGCGAACTTCTACGCCATCGCCTTTTCGACCCATTGTTGGTATCCCTTTATTGAAATGAAAATTCCGCCATCCGGCGAGCGGCGAAACTCGCGACCCTCAAGCCATTTTCCGTCCTCGATTTTTCGACGGATGGCTTTCTCGGTCAGGCCTGTAATCGTCGCGGCAAGACCAACCGTGACGTAAGGTGCGGGTGAAATTAGAGTCGGTGAGTGGCTCATGCTAGGATTTCTCCTTCCAAAATTGCGCCGAGATCGAATCGTGAATCAGCCGACAACCATCGATGTGCAGTTTGCGGACGACAAGCGGTTCGCGGAGATACTTCAAGCGATGGGGGAAATATGGCTTATCGCGCGTGTCAGTCGCTTCATGGGCGCCCGCTTTCATGTGATCCCCATCCAGCGCTGAGTCGTAGCGACGAGGAGCAACGGATTACAGCGATTCTGTTGGACGTGGGTCTGAATGCCGTTCCAGCAAGTTATCGATGCGAAGCTTGTGGGACACTTGTTTGGCAAGGTTTGCCCGGGGACGACGATTACAAATTCTGGGTTGTTCCGGATGCCAAGCACGTGAAGTGATTTTTCCGGTTCTGGGAAGCGCTACAATCACTGTGCCAATACTGGCGACCACTTACGGGGTTAATCATGGCGATGAATCCGAAGCAGACGTCGAAGAAGGTGGCAACAACCGCAAGCCAGCAGCTGAAAAGCAAGAGTACTGGCGCCAAGGCAAAACAGACCGCCGCAAGCGCGCTAGCTCAAGCTCCGCTTAAGAAGTCGACAGCTAAGACTCGCGGATAACATGATTCGCGGCGGGGGCGACTCGCCCCCGTTTTTCATGTTCGAATCCATCCCGTCGACGTCGAGCGGATCTTCCCAGCCTTGCGCAGCGCCTGCAGGCGACTATCGACCATGCGCCAGGCGACAACGTCGCCGCGAGTTCGGGGAGTTACCTCCTCGCGAGCAATTCGCTCGCTTTCGGTTCTCACCGGCCCGACGTTGATGGCGGCGAACTTCTTGGGTGTGTCTCCTATCGCTTCAAGGATCAGCGCGTCGAGTTTTTCGTACTTGCTCATCGGCTTTCTCCAGCTCGGGCGGCTTCGATGTGCGGCGATTTCGTGTCGAGTGCTTCGAGCAACGCTTCCGCCCGGTTTGTGGCCTCCTGCCAATACCAGGTTTCCGTCATTCCTTCGCCGGCTTTGTAATCGACCAAGGCTGACTTGATCGCACCACGCGCGAAGTCAAACAGGTCGCGTCGGTCGAGTGTCATGCCGTTCGCTTCATCGGTAGTGGTCTGTGCGGTCGGCTGCGGGGCGGCGAAATACGCGCTCTTGAGCTGGTCGAGCATGGCGCGGCCCTGCACGGTCAGGACGTAGATCGGCCCGCTGGTCGGATCGAAGCCAACTTCCTCAAGAAACTCATACCGGATGCTGCCCTTCGGGAAATCGCTCAGCGCTTCGATAGCGGCATCCTGGTCCCACTCGACCGGAATCGCCACCGCCTCCGCAGCGGGCGATGCTGCCGCGCGACGTGCGCGTTCTTCCCACGCTGCGCACATCGACTCGTGGTATTTCGTGAATCCGTTGGCGTTCGCCCATGCGATACATTCCGCACGTTCGTTTGCTCCTGCGGGCTGCTCGACAGGGGATACAGTGAGGGCCGGCACGATTGCGCGGTCGATCAGGTCGTCGATGTTCCGTGAATCGCAGTAGTCGAAGGTGCGAAGGATGCGGCCCTCCGGCGCGCGAACTCCCTCATCGGAATCCAGCTTGCCGAAGTACTCGGAAATTGCTTCGCCGAGCGCTTGACGCTGGTCGTCCGTCAGCGCATCAGCGCGGTTGTTTCCGTCTCCGAATCCGAATTTCGAACTAATCAGATTGCCCGCGCCGGCCGCCTGCTCGAAAATGGCTTCGGCGGTTGGGTTCTCCGTCTTCGGCCGCTGAGGTACCGCCTCGCTCGCCTGTTCGGGAGCGGGGCACTTTTCGTTCTGGGCGTTCATAGTCGATCCTGTTCGTCAGCGTGAGAGAAGGGTGAATGCTGTTGCAGCCACTCGCGGTACCTGGCCGTTTCCAAGGGTTCTAATGCGGTGTGCCCGATGGGCCATCCCATCAACCACTCGACCCATTCCGGGTTCAGCTGGCCACCGTCCGAAGCCATAACCGCGTGATCGATCCGATCGTTCTCCCGGCTCTTTCCCGACTTGCGCTTCAGCGCAGCTGGCGACGATCCTTTGCTCGCGCTTGCGCACGGCGTAGGCCACATTCCCTTCCGCGCCATCATCGCTAGCGTCGGGCGCTCCGCAGCTCCGGGACTCGGGCTCTTGTTGATGCGGCCGCTGCCCGCATCGATCGCGCAGGGCGTCGGATACAGGTGCGACGACACCGCCTCGATCAGCGTGCCGCCCTCGCGTCCCTTGCGTGGCGTGATCCGGCCGCCCTTGTCCGCCAAACTGGCCGTCGGGGTGGGCCAGAGTTTCGCTGCACTCGACAGACCCCATCCCGAACTCTTGCTGGCGCCGGGCATGTTGTGGTTGCCGTGCACGGTGAGCGTCGGCCAGATAACCTCGAATCCAGATGCGTTCCCGTAGATGAGGGGCATCTGTATCGGCCGCAGATAGCACTCCCCATTCCGCATCGAACCCCATCGCGGCCAGGTCTCCGAGAACTCGTCCGAGTCCCCGAGAAGTGAGCATTGGGCTGTTTTCCACTTCGACTCCGAGAGGCTGTACCTCGCGAATGATCCGAGCCATTTCGGTCCAGAGGCCGCTACGTTCGCCGTCGAGTCCGTCGCCGGTGCCGGCTGCGCTGATGTCTTGGCATGGAAAGCCTCCAGCCACGACATCAACAATTCCGCGCCAAGGTCTGCCGTCAAAGGTTCGAACGTCATTCCAAATCGGGAACGCAGGAAAGGTGCCGTCGTTTTGCCGAGCGACAAGGACGGCCTGGGCGTAGGGATCAAATTCAACGGCGCATATGCATCGGTTCCCCCGCAACTGACCTGCAAGGATTCCTCCACCAGCGCCCGCGAAAAGATGAAGCTCATTCAAGTGGTGTCCTCTGTGGGTCAGTCGCCGCACATGCAATCGATGAGGGCGTCGTCCTCTTCGTGCTCGGGAAATGCAAGCGGGATTTGCTTCGCGTAGAACTCGGCCTCGCGCAGCAGTTCGGAATAGCGTGGGCGGTCGTTTCGAAATGTGGCGCCTGACGGGCGCGATTCTTCGTTGATCCACCAGGTAGCCAGCTCGGGCCGCGTAACGAACGCGCGCACGATCTTGTGCCGCGCTTTCAGGAAGCATCCGTCGCAGTTCCCGAAGTCGCCTTCAGGATCGAGCGCGAGGTCGAACGGCTGAGCACGCCAGAAGGCGAGAACGTCAGCCTTGCGGACGTTGGCGCGTGCGAGTGGAAGATTCGGCTCCCCGCCGCTGTTGTCTCGTCCAGGTGATGTAAGACGAGTGACGCGCCGTGGTTCGTCTGCACGAATGCCCATCACGTTTTGCCATTCGCCGTATCCCCGTGACTGCATGAACGCTCGACCGGCCTTTACCTTCAGATTCGCAGTGCAGGTGCGCATGACCGGATTCGGGAGGATGCCGAGCGCCTCATTGAGACGTGAGAACGGTTCGCCGTTGCGGCTTGCGGTTTCGAAGTCAACGATCCGGATGTGACAACGTGAACGCGAGCCCTCTTCGAAGCCGTCCCATTCGATCCAGGTGATTGGCACATACCAGCGATGCGCACACTCGTTGATGAACTCCAGCGTTTCTTCGCGCTCCTTTCCGGTGTTCTGGAACGAGACGATGCAGTCATCAGGCAGGCCGCCGTTCGCTTCGAGCAACTGGTGGAGCATGTAGCCCGACGTTCGACCGCCGCTGAAGCAGATCTGCGCCGGTCCCTCGATCAGGTACGGGTTACGCGAAGTCATCGCATCCTCAAATCAGAAAAAAAGAGTGGGCGCCATACAGGCCGCCCACAAGAAAAAGCCACGCATCCGAGGCACCGGAATTTGCGTGGCTATGGGGATAGGGTGTCGTGCTACGATTCGCACCAAAACAAGCGGGGGATGCGATGAAGAACTGGAAATTGGTGGCCGGCCTATTGGGCGGACTTGCGGTGGTATTTTTGGTGTCGTTTTTCGGGGCTACGATCGGTGGCGATGGAAAGTACGACCGAACGGTAATGGCTGCTTGGCTACAAGCGACCGGTGCGATTGGAGCGATTCTCGCTTCCGGCTGGCTTGTCAAGTGGCAGTTCGATAAGCAGCGGGCACAGCTTGATCTCGATCGAAAAGACGCGATTCGTCAGCGAGCGATGCATCTATCTAGAATCGTTGACGAGGCTCTGATTGCCGGGCGCCAGATAGTCAGTAACTTCAGTTCGAATAGCGCTGCTCGTGATTTTCTGCGAGTTCGCTTCGATCCCAACCAACTATCGGTAATTGGCCTAGCACTGCGTGAGATTCCTGTCCTAGAACTTCCAAACTCAGATTGGGTGTTGCCCATCATCACTGTTCGTAACGCCTGCGAGCGGATTCAAGAAGCTGCTCTAGCGCTTCGAGACAGGGCTCCCGACTACGTCAGCAATACTGAAGTTCACTTGATCGATACTGTTGAGCACAAAGTTCTTATCCAAGAGATCGCCCACATTGAAATCTCGGCGAAGTGGATTGTTGATTACATCGTGAGATTTAAATTAATCTGATTTCGCGTTGAGCTACTTGCCGATGTCGGATATCAGCTGCAATTGCACAGAATCAGTTTTTTACCAATGCCATGTGATTCGGCCACACTAGGCGGCTATGTGCAATAGGTGCTTGCGCATCGCGCAGACTCATCCCATTGCTGGGTGGTAGCAAGAACGAGCACGATGCCGATGAACACGGCGAGGCTCTTGAGCCACAGAATCAGCAGGGCTTTCACGACCACACTCCCATCAGACGCTCGATCGGAGGGGCGATGGCGCCGGCCAGCAAGTAGAGCGCGCCGATTACACAGAGCGGAATCCAATCTCGATTCATGGTGATCTCGCATTGATGTGATTGCCCGCAGGGCGGGCGCGGTTGGTTAGACCTTCTGTTCCTTCACAGCGCATCGCGGCAGAAAGCAGTGTTCGAGCTTTCCGGTGCGTCGGTTGATGTGCCGCTGGATACCGCCGACGTCGTGCGCGAGGGTAAAGTCGTCCGCAGCGTTGAGGCTTTCCCAATCCATCGGGCAGCCGTTTGCATGGCAGGCGGTCAGGTCCATGTCGAGTTCCAGCGCATCGACCGCCGGCAGACCTTTCGATGCGAGCAATGCTTGGTAGCGCGCGGATGCGAGGTTGATTGCTGCGCCAACTTCGCGCGAAACTTCGAATGAGACGTTGTTCATGTCGTTCTCCTGTCGCGGGAGCGGTTGTTAGGCGACGCGCACGGCGCGCTCGAAGTACCAACCGGCGCCACCCTCGATCTTTTGCGAGGCTTCGCTAATTGCTTGATCGCGACTCTCGCCGCCGGCCCGTACGGTCTTGCGCTCGCCGGTCATCGGTTGGTGATAGGTCACGTCCCATTGCGGCTGGATGTACGGTTGCATCGTCGTTCCCCTTCGTGATTGAGTTGGCCAGTGCTTCCGCTTCCGGCCGGCATGCTGACCGAGATCAAACGCAGCAACGAGCAGCAGAGCCGAGACGAAAACACCAAGACCGACGCCGATAAGTAGTGTGGTCATGATTCGTTATCCGAAATGTATTGAGACCAACTATATTTCTGTTGGCCTGACTGCGCTCAAGGAAGGGCACTGAAGGTCAATGCGCGACGATCAACGCGGTCGAAACTCTCAAGGGCGCGCACTCGGTAGGGTGCTGCTGCAGAAGGTTGATCGGTGCGGCGGGGCCGCGTCCGAATGCGCGCTCTTGAAAGTTGGAAGGTGTCGGGCGCTACCCCGTTTCTCGGCCACACCATCGAGCCGGCCGGTTGCTCCCTGTACTGCGGTCCCGGCGCACTAGCACTCTTAAAGATCGATCCGCCTGGGGCGGTGGTGCAGCGGTCACCGCTGCAATGGATGTAACTTTAGCGAAACGCGAAATGTATGTCTATAGCGAAACGCGAAATTTCCGGCGGGAATTTTGTAACAGCGAACAGGGCTGAGCGGCGGGTGAAGTCGTGGAGGCTTGGGAAAGGGGCGGTTACGGGTATGAAAAAGCCCCGCTCAGAGGCGGGGCTTGCGCGAACTGCAGTGAGGCTTACTCTGCGTGATTGGGGGCTCCAACGGTGGTGCCGTCAGCATAGACGACCGCGGTTGGGCGAAGCTCGGTTGAGAATTTCCCGTCTTCCAGGCCCATCAGCTTCTTGTCGTCGTCGTCGAACTTGTTGAGCTTTCTCGATCCGGTCCAAGTAACCTGGCTGCCAGGCGCGATAGATTCTTCGATGGTCAGCGTAGTCTTGCCGACGACCTCGCCAAACGTGTTCTTGATGATCAGATCGCCTTTGACGCCTTTTATCGGCCTGTCGCCGGCATTCTTTACTCCGATCTCGACTTGAAAGCGATCCTCGTACTGGCCGTTCATGAAGTCGGCCGGCACAAATTTTTGACCGAGGAATGCGAGAACAACTGTCTTGCCAAGTTCGGCGGCCGCCGCAGCTTTTTCGTCTTCGATCTGTTTCCTCAAACGCTCTTGTTCGGCTGCTTCTGCTGCTTTCTGCGCTACGAATTTTTTCTGATCGTCGATAGCTTGGCCGACAGTCAGGCCCACCGGCATTGGCTTTCCGCCAAACGCCTCGCCGATCTTGACTCTTGCGAGGTACGTCGCGAGCAATTGCTTGTCGTCGTCGCTAAGGTTCTTCACCTTTTCCGTAAACTCGGCATCGATCTTGGAAAGGTCTGTTGGAATGACCGTATCAGTCGGCTTCGAGCATCCGCCGAGTGCTACGGATGCAATCGCCGCGAGTGCCAACATACGTACTGATTTCATATTCCCCCGGTTTAGGTCGTGTAGAAGTTTTTGGAAATGATACTACATCGATGATTGCGATCTCCCCGGGTAGGCGCGCGTGATATATGGTGGGAATTTCACTCGCGAGTCATCCCGTCTTTCAGATATTAAGCATCGGAAACCCCATGGGGGATTGCGGGTCGGCGGCCGCGTGGACAGGGAGGCGCGGCCAGACGGTTCTTCCTCAGGTCATCGGACTTGATATGTCCCCATTAAGTGTCCACTGAATTTGGTTGAAAGTCACCCGTAGGGACCGCTACACTACTGTATATCCATACAGTATTTGAGACATAGAACAGCGGGGTAAGTGTGAGTCGAGAGGCGAGGGCAAGCGGGCTGCGGTGCCGAGTAGGGGATCTAGTGAGGGTGACGGCATCCAGCAACCCCGAATTGATCGGGGCGATTGCGCTCGTGCAAAAACTAAGGAAGGACGGTCGATGGAACGTCTTGCTCGACAGGCTGGCATGCGGGGTTGCCGCACCAAGCGGGCGGCAGGTGCTAACGGACGAATTCTGTTTTCGCGATGGGTCACTCGATCCGATAGCGAATATTCGCGATGTCAGTACGCGGTTTCAGTCGCCGGACGGACGATCGTCGTTGTCCGCGTTGTGAGATTCGGGCGGTCGGGAAAGGAGCCCTTTAATGAAGGCTTCGACTTGCGCGCGCCCCATTGCATCGAGCTGGTCCCATCCTTCGGGTCCGCTATTGCTAGTCGTTGCGACGGCACGATGATCTATGTCGAGCCAGCCCAGCGGTTTGCCGGCTGCCTGCTCGATGCGGCGAGCAGTGTCCTTGCGCATTCCGCGTCGCTTGCCAGTCTGGGAGTCCTTCGCACCTTCGCGCAGATTCGTGAACTGAGCCGGGCTCATGTTCAATTTGTTCGCCGCGGCGGTCGCGCTTCCGCACTCCTTCTCCAGCAGCTTGAGGTTATCCCTTCGGATTTCGTCGATGTCCTTCATGGGGCGCATTCAATAGCAAATCGCTAAAGTCGTACATGCGCGAAACGCTATAGACAAGCCTTTCGCGTTTCGCTAAAGTCTCGCCATGGATCTGAGAACCTATCTTGATGGCGAGCGTGGTCGGCTCGTGAAACTAGCCGAGGCGATTGGGGCGCATACGTCCGATCTCAGCGCATGGGCGAACCGGAAACGGCCGGTGCCGATTCCTTTCGGCTGGCCGATTGAAATTGCGACGTTGGGCGTTGTCGGCAGGCTTGATCTGTTTTCGGCCGATGTCATCCGCAAGGTCTGGCCGGACCTTGCCCAACCGAAGGAGGTCGCATGAAGCGCCTGTACGCGAGGCTGGTCCTCTGGCTGATTCGGCCGGCGCTCGAGATTCGCGCGGCCGAAGAGGAGGCGGCTAACGCTGAGCATGGGGAATTTCTTCGGCGCCGTGAATTGAGACTTCGGGCCCTCGTTGAAGCATCACCGCTATCAATTGATTAAAAGCGAGGATGTAGGGCTCCGTCTCGTTGACTGGCTCGGGGCGCAGCAAATACTTCTCAGCGCGCTCCGCGATCTCCCCGGTCAAACGTCGCGATTGTTGCTCCGGCAGAACCGCAATGACAGCCCTGATTGCCAGAGCGATGGCATCGATTTGGCCAAGGAGCTCCTGGTGTTTTTGAGTAGCTGTGGTCATGCGAACCCCGTTGTGTGGTGGTTGAAGAGGTGAGAGTCGTCAAGTATCGCATGGCGGCGGTTCGCATCCAGTTGTGATGTACGCAGTTTAGAGAGAGTGGTGTTCCGGGGCATTCCCGGATTTTTGAATAATGGGGAATAGCGATGAACGCAATAGCACAACCGATTTCGTTTTCAGGCCCGCGCAGTACACCAATCGTTGAACGTCTGTTGCGCGAGGCAATGGCCGACCCGAAGGCTAAGGCCTCGATTCTCGAAGCGACTGGATGGGATGCGTCGATGCCGTCGAAGGTACTGAGCAACGGCGCCGGCATTACGCTCGAACACCTGAATACCGTTTTCACGGCGCTCGGTCTGGTCGTGACGACGAAGGGTTACATGGACTATCTGGCGAAGGGGAACGTGATCGGCAGCAACTGCCATTGCGCGCGCGAGGGGTTTGGGGAGTGCGGCGGCCGCTGATCTAGAAAGCGGGCCTCGCCAAAAGCGTTTTCGACGGAGAGCGCTTCTGTCATGGTTTAGCAATCCTAGAAATTTCAATTTATGGAAACCAATCAGATCAGCCAGCGGGCCGATGCGTATCACCGGAATCCGGCCACTTCCGAAGAGGTAAAGCGCATTGTGCGCGATACCAGCCAACATCCGACGTACCCGCGCAAGTGTCTGTCGTGCGGTGCGCCCGAATCTCTCGACGGCTCCGTGCCGTGCGGTCACTGAAATGGCCCGGTTCCATTGCCGCTTCCGCCACTGTGAGACGCGCCGGGTGCTGAAGAAGCGACCCGACGAGTACACGCGGCTGCCGCAATGCAACGTCTGCGGTCGGCGCGATTTCCGAGTCGACGCGTGGATGCAGAAGCGCAATACCCGCCTGATGGCGTGCACATGCGCCGGCTACTGGTTCTGGCATCGGCGCGGTTCGTTGTACTGCTGGCATCGAGCGGACGGCTCGACCCGATCTCCCGGCGATTCCGACTTCGCGGATCGCAATCCGCCGCCTGATGCGCTGGCGGCCTGAAATTCCCTTCTGGAGGAAACGTGGCAAAAAGCTCCGTTGAAGCATATGGCGCGCAGAGCAAGGTTACTGCGCTTGCGATGGACCCGAACGACCTCGAACTGGTCACGGACCCGTCACACCCGCTGTACGACCGTCGCGTGCATCAAGAGCCGAACCCGAAGACGGTGTTGAACTACCGTGCCATCGGTGTGCGGAAGCCGGTGCTGTTCTACAAGGACCCGGAGACTGGCAAGAATCTCGTTATCGACGGCCGGACGCGGGTGATCAATGCCCGCGAACTGAATCGACAGTTGGTCGAAGCAGGGCTGCCGCCGATCACGATTCCGGCTATTCCGCAGAAGGTCATTAACGATGGCGGGAAATCGTTTGCCGCCGTGATGGTTAGCACGAACGAAATCCGGAAAGAGGATTCGCCGATCAACCGCGCCGAGAAAATGGCTCGCATGCTCGACATCGGCCACACGGAAGAAACGGTTGCTCTCTTCTTCGGCGTCGAGGTGCCGACGGTTCGTCAGCAGTTGAAGCTGCTCGACTGCACGGCAGCAGTGCGCGATGCGCTCGAAGGCGACCAGATCACGGTGTCGCATGCCTTGAAGCTCGCAAAGCTGCCGCCGGATCAGCAGCGCGCGAAGGTGCAGGCAGTTATCGCAGCAGCCGAGGGCAAGGAAGGTCACGCGAAATCGCGTGCGCAGAAGGCCGAGCTGACCGGCGACGCTGCTCCGCGCATGCGAACTCGCAAGCAGATCGCTGCCGAGCTGGAGAAGGCGACGGGCGAGCGCGCGGACGCGCTTCGCTGGGTGCTCGGCTTGAACGTCGGCGCCCAGGCCGACGACGCGGCTGATCCCCGCCAGATGTCGATCGATGAGGCTGCATGAGCTTAGACGCGACAACTTGGGCGCGCCATCAGAAGGTCGGCAAGGGGCCGGCGAAATCGGTCTTGATGGCACTCGCCGACTACGCGAACGAGAACTTCGTTTCCTACCCGAGCGTTGAGACCTTGGTCGCATGGACCGAGCAGGACCGTAAGACCGTGCTTGCGAACCTCGATCGCCTGAAGGAAAGCGGCTGGATCACGGACACGGGCGAGCGCGCCGGGCGTACGCGTCAGGTCGTCGTTTACGTCATCAACGTGGCTCGCGGTGTGGAAGTGAAGATCGGCCCGCGAGAGTTATTAACAGGCCCGAAATCGGAACCGTCCCAAAACCGGAACGGTTCCGAAAACGGAACAGTACCGAATTCCACCGGAAACAGTCCCAATTTCGACGGGAAACAGTCCCAAAAACCGCCGGAAACAGTCCCAAATTTGGGACACAGAACAGTAGGAACAGTAGAGAACGGTGGGAACAGTGTTGGTGCGCGCGGAACGCGCTTACCCGACGACTGGGTTTTGACCAAGGCATTGGGCGAATGGGCGCTCGCCGAGCAACCGACGTGGACTGTCGATCACGTCCGCAAGGTTGCCGAGAAGTTCGCCGATCACTGGCGAGCCCAGCCGGGGCAGAAGGGGCGCAAGACCGATTGGGCCGCAACGTGGCGGAACTGGGTTCGTACCGAGAAGCCGCTGTCGGGGGCACCGAGCGGCGGCGGAAAGCAGGGGGCGCTTGAGGCGAAGAACAGCGAGGTTGCCCGTCGATGGGCGTCAGGAGGTGCGGAATGATTGATTCGAATCGTGGCGCGTTTGCTGAACTGATTTCGGGCGTCTACGCATTTTACGGCCGAGAGGCATCCGATTTCGCGCTGAGTGTGTGGTGGGCGGCGATGCAGCCGTTTGATCTGGCTGCCGTACACGACGCGATGAACCGCCATTGCGTGAATCCGGACAGCGGACAGTTCCTGCCGAAGCCGGCGGACATCGTGAAGATGGTGCAGGGCTCGACGCAGGATTCCGCACTGGTTGCGTGGGCGAAGGTTGACCGCGCCATTCGGTCGTGCGGCACATACAACAGCGTCGTTTTCGACGATGCGCTGATCCATCGGGTGATCGTCGAAATGGGCGGTTGGGTGTTGGTCGGTGGCAAAGGCGAAGAGGAATGGCCGTTCGTTCGGAACGAATTCGTCAACCGCTACCGCGGCTACAAGATGCGCAGCGAAACGCCCGAATACCTGCCGGTGCTGATCGGCATGGCCGAGGCACAGAACAACCGTACCGGCCACAAAAGCCAGCCACCCGTGCTGATCGGCGATGCCCGTGCTGCTCACCAGGTGATGCTCGCCGGCCAGGACAAGCCCATGCTCGGTTTTGTACGCATGTCGCCGGAGCTGGCGGCAAATCGGCCGGTGCCGATGCTTGGTGCGGCATGACGCCCGGCGAATGTCGCGAGCGGTTCATGGCCGCAGTGCGAGAAGCGCGGGCTGGTCGGAATGGCAAGGCACACGCGCTCATCACATCGGTGCGTGAACGCTTTGGGGATGCGGCAGCCGAGACGGCGCGCCGTGAATTGCGAAATTTCGTAGATAGCGACAGGAAGGCATGACGAAACGAACAGCTTGGCCGATGCGAGTCGAGGCCGGAACAAAGAACGTCGGGACGGCGTGCGTCCGCGAAGATTCGCGTTCGAAGATGACGGCCGCGCAGCAAGCGATCTTTGATACGACCGGCAATCGCCCGCGAGTCGACGCCGGGTTCGACGACATTGGCGACGGGATAGATGCGGCGCCGGTCTTGACGCCGGCATACCGGCGGATCGACGCCAAGACGCGTATGCAGGCTCTTGGTCGATTGAAAGCCGGCGAGATGAACCAGACCGAAAAGCGCTACGCGGAACACTTGGAGGCGCGCAAGCAGGCCGGCGAGATCGCCTGGTATCGCTTTGAGGGCATCAAGTTCCGCCTGGCTGACAACACGTTCTACACGCCGGACTTCGCCGTGATGCTGGCAGACGGGCAACTCGAAGCGCACGAGGTCAAGGGCCATTGGCAGGACGACGCGCGCGTAAAGGTCAAGGTTGCAGCGGATCAATATCCGGTGCGCTTTATCGCCGTGAAGGCAAATTCGAAGAAGGCCGGCGGCGGCTGGCAAGTGGAGGAATTCTGATGGCCGAGCGAAAAATGAGCCTCGCACAGCGTCGCATTTGCGAGTGCCTGCAGAAAAACCCGGGTCTGGTTCAGCGCGAACTGGCAAAGAAACTTGGCATCACGGTCGAGGGCATCAAAAAGACCGTGCGGCATTTGATTGCGGGCGGCTATGTGAAGCGCGGGCGCCGTGATCGGAAAGGGGCGCTGCTGAGCCTCACTGGCAAGCCGTTCCCTCCGTCGAGCGAATGCATTCCGACGCATGTCAAACGGCAACTTGCAATCGACATTGGCATGAGTGCGTTGTTGCCGGCAATGCGTGCAATGGTCAACGTCGGGCGGGCGGTGGCATGAGCGCACTGACTCCGATGCAGCGCCTAATCGAAGAGGGGAAATGGGTCGAGCGCACGTGTTCCGAGGTCTTCGGCTACTGGCAAGGACATGAAATCTTGGTTCAGCGCGAAAAGACTGCGTGCCTGGGCGGCTGGTACATCACGGTCAAGCATCCGGATGGCGGTTACCTCTACGACGGATGGTGGGACAAGTGTGGCGCGTCGATCGAGCAAGCCGTCGAAGAAGCGTTTCGCGGCGCGTGCCTTCTGGAGCACGCATGAAGCGATCAGGATTCGGCCCGCGAAAGAAGCCACTCGCGCGTGGTTCATGGTCCCGCAAAAGCTCACCGCTACCCGAGCAGGCGCCGCGAAAGATCGCAATGAAGCGCCGCCCCAAACGCCCGACAGTCGCCGAAGGCTCGAAGTATCTGGCGGCTTGCCGTGGCGAGCCGTGCTATCTGCGCGTGCCAGGCGTCTGTCGCTTCAATCCGCTCGACGAAACCGTGGTGCCGTGCCACTCGAACCAGTCGCGGCACGGGAAGGCTGGTCTGCTGAAGGCAAAAAACGAATTCACGGTTCCAGGCTGCATGTTGTGCCACGCATGGATTGATCAGAACCGCGTCGGCACGGCGAAGCAGGCCAAGTTCGACGTTTGGGATCGGGCATTTGAGGAATGGGCGCCGGTGCGCGCCCGAAAAATGGGAGAGGCAAATTGCCAGTGATTCTTACGGTGCAGTTGCCAGCAGGGCGTCACTGCTTCAAGCGAAAGCACGGCATGGGGCCGGTGATCAGTTCCGAGATGCACCGGCCGCTTTTGACGACTGTCTACCGGATCGCTCGAATTCCGACCGTCAAGCGTCAAGTGATCGCGGTCGTCGAAGTTGACGCATTCATCCCGGAGCACCACCGAACACACATCGCGCCAAGTGATCAGCGGTGGATAGAGCCCGGTGTCTTCCGAACGAAGGCGTACTGGATCGACAACAAGAAATCGCGCGTGCTCGGGCAGTTCCTTGAGAGCGGCGCACTCGAATTGGATTTGAGGGAGGCGGTATGAGCGCACACGCATACATCTTCTATGCCGACGTGCCGGAACGGCTGGTCGAGTCGGCTGTGCAGCATCGAGACAGCGAGACGGGCGCGCAGCTCATCGCGTTCGACGAATGCCCGTACAGCGGCGAGATCACGAAAACGCAACACGGCATCCAGATCGAGTACTCGTGGCCGGTCAACGTTACCTATCGGCACGCGCTCGGCGACTGGTTCACGCACCACGGTATCAGCTTCACGGTCGTCATGTGACGGCGCGGCAAGCGGTTCAAGCGTGTTTGTCAGAAACACTTGGAGAATAGCCCACATGAGAGATTTGCCGAAGAGCGTGCAGGAAATCGCCGACGTGATCGGCCGCGACAAGGCGTTGCACCTGATCCGCAGCTTGCCGACCTATGTAGCCGGCAAGCCTGGCAAACGGTGCACGCGGGTGATGCTGTACGTTCCGCAGCGGCTTCGCATGGATCATCCGCTGGTGCAAATCCTGGGCTTCGAGGATGCGGCGAAGATGGTTGATCACTTCGGCGGCGAATGCCTGCAACCGGCGAACTGCTCGGGGAACAAGGGCGGTCGCCCGAAGAAAAACCCCGACGTGGAATTAAAGGACCCCGAATCACAGAATGGCGACGTTATCCACCACGGGGTTTTGTCCATGCTGATGCCTTTCCACGGGGTTGCCCGTGCTTGAGTTCATCCACCGGTATTTTCCTGGCGCGGAATGGGCCGTTGCTGCCTTGTTCGGCTCCATGGTCGCGGTGCCGTTTCATGACGAGCTGAAGACGAAACGCGGGTTCGCCGTGTTCGTCTTTACGGGCGTCGTGTGCGGTTACTTCCTGACCGTGCCGACTATCCGCTACTTCCACATCAATCAAGACTCAGCCGGCGGCGTTGGCTTCTTGCTCGGTGCGTTCGGCGGCTCGCTGATTTCCGCCGTCCTTCGGGCGATCAAAGAAGCGGATCTGTGGGCGCTGGTGAAGTCGCGTTTCGGGGGCGGCGGCCAATGACCACCATCAACGTGATCGCCGCTTTCGTGCTGATGGCATGGGCGTGCTGGTGCGGTTTCTCGCGAAGCGTCAACGACGGCATCGTGGGCAAGTGCATCTACGCCTTGATCGCGGTGGCATCGCTTGCGATCGTCGTCGGAGAAGCCGAATTGCAGACGTATCGAATCCTGGTCGTGTGCTTTGCAGCTCTGGGCGTGCGGCATTACTACCTGCGCTACCTGAAGAAGCGCGTTTTCAAGAGGGCAACGAGCTAATGGCACGAATCAGTGCGCAACAGGCCGGCGGACAGAACCGCGTGGCATTTCTCGACATGATCGCCGCGAGCGAAATCGGCTTGGCGCTTCTGGCGAAATCGAACGACGGCTACAACGTGTTGGTGGGTTCGACGCCGGCAAGGCCGATGCTGTTCTCTTCGTATGTGGCTCATCCGAACATATACAACACGGTCCTGAATTCGACGGCAGCAGGGCGCTACCAACTGCTGTTCCGTTGGTGGGTGCCGTACCAAAAGCAACTGAAGCTTCCGGATTTCTGTCCGCTGTCGCAGGACCTGGTGGCGTTGCAGCAGATTCGTGAGCGGAAGGCGTTGCCGCTGATCGACGCAGGCCAGCTTTCGGCAGCCATCGCGGCGTGTTCGAACATTTGGGCGTCGCTGCCGGGGAATGGCTACGGGCAGCACATGAACACGTTGCCGATGCTGACGCGGGCATACCAGGCGGCTGGTGGGGTGGTGGCGGTATGAATGCGCAAATGAAAGTGTGCAAGACATGCCCCGGCGCATACCGAGTGTTTGATACCGAGTCGGGGCAGTGCTTCGTGTGCAGAAGCGGTGGCCCGTTCCGCGACGGCAAGCCGGTGATTCCGCAGCCGCAGCCGATTTCCCGCAGCGCCGATCCAGCTCGGTGGATGCCGAGCAAGGGCGAAGTCGTCCTGGCCGTTGTGTGCCTGGGCGTGTTCGTGGCTGGCATGTTCGCCGGTCGTTATGGAACGGCGCCGGTTTGCGAGCCGGCGCATACATCGAGGGTCTATCAAGCGTGAATACCGATCAGGTCATCCAACAGCCGCAGTTCAATCGCATGGGGCCGACGCCGGTTCATCGCGATCCGGTGCCGAGCTATCAAACGCCCGTGGCACCTGAAACACGCGGCGACGTTCCGGGGAACGAAAGCGCATGAGCATCTACGCAAAGCTGGTGGCCGCTGGCCTGATCGTCCTGATGCTGGCGGCATTCGGCTGGCGCATGCATCACGCGGGCTATGTGCGGGGCGCGGCCGAGGTGCAGGACCGCTGGGACCGGCAAACGGCCCAGGCGAGCCAGCAAACGCAAGCGGCTATCGCACAAGCGGCCAGCGATGCCCTAGCGAATTCCCACGCGGCGGGGGTGGTATCGACCGCAGCAGAACAGCACCAGGCGAACGTCGCTCAAGTGCATGACCAACTGACGAAGCGAGTGCAGGACTATGCGAAATCTCAATCCGTATCGAGCGCGACACATGGCCAAGCGAACGCGGATCAACCTGGCCGTGCTGATAGCCCTGTCCTGGATGCTGACGGGCTGCGCATCTGGAACGATGCCAACGCCGGCACTGGTGGCGGTAACGGCAGCGCATCCGCAGGTGCGCGCGTCGCTGATGCAGGAGTGTCCGCAGCAGCTACCGGCGGCCGCTGACGGTCGGGTGGAAACGCTGCTTCAGAACCATGTGGATGTGGCCAGTCAGTACCACGCATGCCAGCAGCGCCAGGCCGATCTGGTGGAAGCGGTGCGAACGCAGGAGGGGATTGACATCGTGCCGTGATCGGTGGCAGGTCTGGCGGGGTTATCCACAGGAAATGCGGTATGTGGATATCCTGTGGATAACTTGGGTCCTTCCGGGAGGGGGTGCCTGCGGGGGTCAATGCACCGCGAAGATAAAAATCTGAGTGGGTTTTTGAAGCGCGGACTACGACTATCACCCCGACCGTAAGCAGTTGACTGCGAAACAGAAAGTGATTTTCCGGAAGTAGTTTACCTATGTCAACACGGGGAAAGGGAAGGGTAGTCAACCGCGCTGACCTGGCTGAAATCCACGGCGTTGCGCTGACGACCATCGACGCCTGGGTGCGCGCCGGGTGTCCGGTGCTGCAACGCGGCTCGCGCGGTATCGAATGGGCGTTCAACACGGCCGACGTGGCGCGCTGGCGCGAGGACGAGCGCGCGAAAGCCGCCGCCGGCACCGCGCCCGACGACGCGGAAAAGCTGGAGCTGCGCAAGCTCCAGGCCGAAACGCTCACGGCAGAGCTGAAGCTGGCGAAGGAGCGGGAGGCCGTGGCACCAGTTGCCGAGTTCGAAAAGGCCACCGCCCGCCTGCTTGCCACCATCCGCACGAACATGCTCAACATCCCTGCGCGCGCCGCACTCCGGCTGCTGGGCGAAACAGATGGAACGGCGTTTAAACGAGTTTTGCGAGAAGAAATCACCCTGGCGCTGGAAACGTCGGCCGACGCTGACGTAGTGCTGGACGACGAAGAAGAAGAACAGGACGACGAAAAATGACAGACGCATTCGACCGCGAAAGGGCCGCGCGCCTGTGCGACGAGCTGGCCGCCGAGCTGGCGAAGCTTGACCCGGAGCCGGAGCACATCCAGAAGGTTGGCGGTTGCCTCACGATGACGAAGTGGATGATGGAGCCGATGGCTAGGAATCTTCGGCTTGGCATCTACGATTGCCTTGTGCCGGGTGCAGAGCGTCCGCAATGGATGAAGGACTGATAACGCCTTTCATGCGCGACCTGTTCAGCAATATCCCCGCCATCACGCGCGCCGTTCGCCGCGCCGCGCGCAACCTGATCCCGCCCGCCCACATGCTGCCGTCGCAGTGGGCCGAAGCGAATCTGAAAATCCCCGCCGGCAACTCCGTACCGGGGATGATCCGCTTCGACAACGCGCCGTATCAGCGCGGCATGATCGACGCCATCGTGGAACCCGGCATCCGTCGCGTGTCGTACATGACGGGGGCGCAGCTTGGCAAGACGACGGTTCAGCAGGGCATCACTGGCTATTTCATCGAGCACGACCCCCGCAGCCAGATTTTCATCCAGCCCACTCAGGGCGACGTACAGACGTTCCAGGAAACGAAGCTGCGCCCGATGCTGGACGCGAACCCGAAAATCGCGAAGCGCATGGCGAAGGCCCGCGGACGCGACGGCGCAAACAACAGCCGGATCATTTCGTACATCGGCGGCTGGCTGATGTTCGGCTGGGCCGGCTCGCCGCGCACGCTGCGTGGGCGCTCGGCGCCCGTCACCCAGGCGGACGAAGTGGACGGCATGGCGGCCGACACAGGCGAAGGCGACCCGCTGGAGTTGCTGGCCCAGCGCGCGGCGACGTTCGGGGATTTGCAGCTTCGGACGGAAAGCAGCACGCCGACAATCAAGGGCGCGTCGCGTATCGAAACGTCGTTCCTTGCGGGCGATCAACGGCGCTTCTACGTGCCGTGCCCGGATTGTGGCGAGCAGCAGTATCTGAAGTGGTCGCAGGTCCTCTGGAACGGCCGCGACAACCTGGAGGGAGACCAGGACCCCGACAGTGCGCGCTACGTGTGCGAGCACTGCGGCAGCTTGTGGGATGACGGCCAGCGCGTCGCCGCGATCCGGTCGGCCGAATCGAAGGGTGGCGGCTGGAAGGCGGAAAAACCGTTCAAGGGGCATGCATCGTTCCATGCGCCCGAAATGCTTTCGACGTTCCGCGAGCTGCGCGACATCGTGCAGTCCTACCTGGACAAGCTGGCGGCCGGCGATCTGCAATCGTTCGTCAACGTGTCGCTGGCCGAGACCTTCGAGGAAACCGCAGAGAAGGCCGACCCGGAATCGCTCTACAACCGGCGCGAAGTGTACATGGCCACGGTGCCGATGCACGGCCTCTACCTGACTGCCGGGGTTGACATGCAGCCGGACCGCCTGGAAGTCGAAATAGTGGCGTGGGGACTGTTCGAGCGGTCATGGTCGGTTGCGTATCGCGTGCTGTGGGGCGATCCGCTGGCGGGCGACGTATGGAACGACCTGGACGACCTGCTGGCCGAGGAATGGCAGCACGAAAGCGGGGCCATGCTGAAGGTTCAGGCCACGTGCGTGGACACCGGCGGCAACAAGGGCTATACGCAGAGCGCCTATGAGTACGTGCGCGCTCGGCCTGGGCGTCGCATCTTTGCAATCAAGGGCATTGGTGGCTGGGGCCGCGAGATTGTCGAGAAGCCGCAGCGCAAGCAGTCCGGCAAGCGCAGCCGGAAAGTAGATCTGTTCCTGGTCGGTACGGACGAAGCGAAGCTGGTCACGATGCGCCGCCTGGCGCAGCCGAAGGATGGCCCTGGATATTGCCACTTCCCGGTGGACGAAGACCACGGCGAGGAATATTTCAAGCAGCTCACGGCCGAAAAGCTGGTGACGAAGTACGTGCGCGGGTTCCCGACGCGGGAATGGCAGAAGCCTGAAAAGGCGCGCAACGAAGCGTTGGACTGCCGGGTGTACGCGCTCGCCGCGCTGAAGATCATGAATCCAAGCATGAAGGCGCTGGCAAAAAGGCTCATTTTGGATGCCGAAACGAATGTTCAGCGCGAAGAAACCCCGGAAAGCACCGAAAAATGGGCGGAAACCGTTGCAAACAGGGCTATCCGGCTGAAAGAGACGCTGGAGAAGGTCCGCGATGCCTCCAGCGCGGGGAAGCGAAACCCACACGTGGAACCGGATGCCCGAAACGGCAAAACTCCGGTTATCAAACGGGCGAAATCGCTTACCGCAGGCCGTCGCCGTGGGGGGTTCGCCACAAACTGGTAACACATGCGCGGCCAATTTCCGACCAGCATTCGTGCAGGCGTCACATTTGACCAAACCTTCCGGCTGAACCTGTACGAAGCGCCCACGTGGGCGCTTTCCGTGCTGCTGCGCGGCCCGAAGGCCATCAACATTTCCAGCAGCGCGGCCGACAGCGGCGCGCACCGCGCGCAGGCCGACGCGACGACGACGGCGGCCTGGCCTGCCGGCGAATACCTGTACTCGGTACGCGTCACTTCGGGCGCGACGGTGCGGGAAGTCGCGAGTGGCCTGGTCACGGTCGAAGCCGACTTGATGGGCATACAGGACGGCGCCGACGCTCGCTCGCATGCCCAGCGCACCCTGGATGCTCTTGAGGCCGTGATCGAAAAACGCGCAACGCGCGACCAGGAGCGCTACACGATCAACAACCGCGAGCTCTGGCGCACGCCGATTGGTGACCTGCTGAAGCTGCGGGACTACTACCGCGCCGAGCTGCGCCGCATGAAGGCGGTTCAGCGCGGGAATCTGTTCGGGCAACAGGTAAGGGCGGTGTTCTGACATGGGCTTGTTCGATTTCATCCGCTCGCGCGGAGTCGTGCCAGCGAAGCGCGCCCAGGTCCCCAATGCGCGCCCGGCGCAGGCGATGCGCGCCGCAGCGCGCGCCATCCGTTCGGCTTTCGAGTTCAAGGCCGCCGCCGGCGGCCGGCTGACAGGCGGATGGTCCGCAACGACCGTTCCGGCGGACTGGATCATTACGCGGAACCTTCGCCCGCTGGTCGCGCGCTCGCGCGAACAGTGCATGAACAACGACTACGCGAAGTCGTTCCTGCGCCTGTGCCGCCAGAACATTGTCGGCCAGAACGGCGTCGTCATGAAAGCCGCGTTCAAGAAGCCGCGAGGCGGCATGGACGCAGAAGTCAACGCAGCGCTGCGCGGCGCGTGGGCGAAGTGGGGGCACAAGAAGAACGCGAGCGTTACCGGGAAGCGCTCTTGGGCGGCCATCCAGCGGCAGTGCGTGCAGAGTGCGGCGCAGGACGGTGAATTCTTCGTCCGCATCGTGACGGGTGCCGACGCGGGCCCGTGGGGCTTTTCGCTTCAGGTCATCGACCCGCTGCGGGTTCCGATCGACTACAACGTCGACCAGTACAACCAGAAGAATTTCATTCGGCACGGCATCGAGTTCACGCAATACGGGCGGCCTGTTGCGTATCACTTGACGACGGTTGACGAGGGCGAAGCCGAATACCAATACGGTGGCGTCGGATATGTCCGCGTTCCGGCCGATGAAATGATCCACGGTTTCATCGAAGACTTGGTGGGCCAGAAGCGCGGTCTGCCGTGGATGGCCACGGCGCTGTTCCGCTTGAATCACATGGCGGGCTTCGAGGACGCGGCGATCATCAATGCGCGCGTGGGCGCGTCGAAGATGGGCTTCGTTCAGTGGCAAGAAGGCCGCGCGCCTGAATTCGATGATGGTGACGAGCCGGGCCTGGAGTTCGACGCCGAGCCAGGTACGTTCCCCGTTCTCCCCGATGGCGCGGAGCTGAAGGAGTGGCTGCCGCAGTATCCGGCGGGCGAGTTCCTTCCGGTCTACAAAACGCTGCTGCGCGGCGCATCTGCCGGCATGGGCGTGGCCTACAACAACCTGGCGAACGACCTGGAGAACGTCAATTTTTCCAGCATCCGCCAGGGCACGCTGGACGAGCGCGAGCACTGGAAGGAAATGCAGGAATGGCTTATCGAAGACCTGATTCAGCCAGTCTTCGAAGCGTGGCTTCGCTACAGCCTGCTGAAGGGCCGAATCAAGGCGGGCAACGGCACCCCCCTGTCAGCCGCGCTTCTCGAAAAGCTCACCGATGCAGTGACCTGGCAGCCGCGCCGCTGGCAGTGGATCGACCCGACTGCGGATGTAGAGGCGGCCATCAATTCCATGAATGCGCTGTTGGCCAGCCCCGGCCAGATCATCCGCGATTGGGGTAACGACCCATCCGAAGTGTGGGCCGAGATCGCGGCAGACATCAAGGCGATGAGAGACGCCGGCATTCCCGAGCAATACATCATGGGCCTGCTTGCTGGAAAGCTGGCCAGTCCTACCGCGAGCGAAGGCGCGCACCCCAACAGCTAAGAACATGCCCGAAATCAAAGATCAACTTTCCGTTCGCGAAATCAACAGCCGGGGCGACTTCGTGCGCCAGGCCGAAGTCGTCGGCATAGACGTGGAGGCCCGCACGGTTGAACTGGCGTTTTCGTCTGAGACTCCGGTGCGCCAGTGGTATGGGATGGAAATCCTGTCCCACGCGCCCGACGCGGCCGACCTGTCACGTTTAAACGATGGCGGAGCGCTGCTGATGGACCACAACTGGGGCGACCAGGTGGGCGTCATCGAGTCGGCGCGCATTGACGGCGATGGGCGTGGCCGCGCCGTGGTCCGCTTCGGAAACGGCGCTCGCGCCAGCGAGATTTTCCAGGACGTGCAGGACAAAATCCGCCGTCACGTGTCGGTCGGCTACCGCGTCCTGGAAATCGTCCTGACGGAGCAGAGCGAGGACGGCCCGGACGTGTACACGGTCACGCGCTGGCTGCCCTATGAAATCAGCTTCGTGGCGGTTCCGGCGGACACCACGGTGGGCGTCGGCCGCTCGCTCGCGCCGGAAAACCCACACGTGGAACCGGTGGCCGCGCCGCAAGAGAATCAGCCCGTGCCCAGTGTCGGGCGAAGCGAAAACCATTTGACAGGACATCGAAACATGCCCGATCCGGTGCAGGACACGCAACAAACCATCGACGCCAACGCGGTGCGCCGCGAGGGCAGCGAAGCCGAGCGCAGCCGCGTTCGCGAAATCATCGAAATGGGCGACCAGTACGGCGCGGCCGACCTGGCGCGCGACTTCGTGAAGGACGGCAAGTCCGCCGCTGAGTTCCAGCGTGCGCTGTTGGCGCACATCGAGCAGCGTCAATCGCGCCCGCTGTCGGATCAGACGCGCGATGCGGCGGTCGGCTTGACCGACAAGGAAGTCGGCCAGTATCGCTTCATGAATGTCATCCGCGCACTGGCGAACCCGACCGATCGCAAGGCGCAGGAAGGTGCAGCGTTCGAAATCGAGGCGAGCCGCGCGGCAGCCGACAAGCTGGGCAAGGAAGCGGAAGGCATTCTGGTGCCGCCGGAAGTCCTGTCCCGCTCGCTGAACATGGGCTCGAACGGCCAGACGGGCGCGGGCAGCACGGGTGCCGCGTCGGTTGCGACGGACCTGATGTCCAGCGCGTTCATCGACATGCTGAAGAACGCCACCACCATCATGCGCCTGGGCCGCACGCTGGGCGGCCTGGTTGGCAACATCGACATTCCGAAGAAGACCGCGCGTGCACAGGGTTACTGGCTCGGCGAAGAAGACAACGCGCCGGAACAGGAAATGGACCTGGGCCAGATCGCGCTGTCGCCGAAGACCGTCGCAGCCTATTCGGACATTTCGCGCAAGCTGATGCAACAGTCCAGCCTGGACGTGGAAGCGCTGGTGCGTGCAGACCTGGCGGAAGCGCTGGGCCTGGCGATCGACCTGGCGGGCTACTACGGTTCGGGTTCGAACCACCAGCCGAAGGGCATCGCGAACTACACGGGCATCAACGCGATTCCGTTCGCGGACATGTTCCCGACCTACGCGGAAGTCGTGGCGATGGAAACCGCTATCGCAAGCAAGAACGCGGCAGTTTCGAACATGGCCTATATCGTGGACGCGGCAACCAAGGGTAAGGCGAAGACCACGCAGAAATTCCCCAACACGCCGACCGGCGCGACCCTGTGGGAGCAGGGCGACACCATGAACGGCTATCGCACCGAGGTGACGAACCAGTTGCACGACGGCGACGTGTTCATGGGCAACTTCGCGGATCTCATCATCGCGCTGTGGGGTGGCCTGGACCTGACGGTGGACAAGATGTCCCTGTCGAAGTCGGGCGGTACGCGAATCGTCGTGTTCCAGGACGTGGATTTCGCGGTGCGCCGCGTCGAGTCGTTCGCGCTGGGCCGCAAGGCAGCATAACGGGCAGAGCCCGGAAGTAACGGAAACGGGCCGCACTGACGCGGCCCGTTTTGCAAGAGGATATGAAAATGGCTTTCGAGCGTGGCGTAGTGGTGGAGCTGACGCGACCGGTGTTCGTGGACGGCGAAATGATGGAGGCAGGCGACCTGGTGGAGATGCCCGTGAGCGAGGCGCGCGCGATGAAGGCACGGAAACAGGCGCGCGACCCGCAGGAGCGAGCTGGCAAGGGTGCGGCAAAGGGTAGGGGGGCCTGATGCCTTCGCATCCGTCCTGGGACGATCTGGACGAATTCCTGGAGCCCGACGATTTCGCCAGCCTGGCAACCATCACGCTGAAGGGCGGTGCCGTGCTGCGCGATGTGGCGGGCATCTTTGAAGAGCCGGGCATGTCCGCGGCGATCGGCACGTTCGAGCAGGACACGACGCGGCCGACGTTCCTTTGTAAGTGGTCGGACGTTTCGGCGGTGCGTCGTGGCGACCTGTTCGTGATTCCCGACGCCGCCGGCATGCTGAAGAACTATGAGGCGCACAAGACGCCAGCGCGAACTGGTGACGGCATGGCCGTGGTGTCCCTGGAGCCGTCGCTTTGATCGATCTCTCGATAGACGAAATCGGCCTGGAGGGCATCGAAGCCTTCCTGGCCGCCACGCCGAAACAGGTTGATGCGGCGATGGCATCTACGTTCATCAAGATGGCTCGCTGGCTCACCACCAGGTCGGTGCGCGAGCTGGCGAAGCATTTGAAGCTGCCGCAGAAGGAAGTACGCCGACGCCTGCGCACCTTTCGCCTGGCGCGTGTGGCGGGCGGCAAGGGCGTGCGAGTGTGGTACGGCCTGGACCCGATGGGCATGATCCACCTGAATGCCAGGCAGACAAGGCAGGGCGTTTCTGCCTACGGCGGGCGCTTTGTGAAGGGCGCATTTATCGCGAACGGTCGAGCCGGGGTGGGCGGCCCTGCATCGAGCAATCGCCAGGTGTTTGTCCGCGAAGGGAAGGCGCGTCTGCCGATCAAAAAGGTATCCGTGGAGCTGGGCGACGAGGCGCAGACGTACATCGAAGACCATCTGCTGTCCGGCGCGCAATTCACCGCGCGGTTTTTCAAAGTGTTCGAACACGAGCTGAAATGGCGACAAACACGGTAGTTCAGGTATCGGCATATCAGGATGCCGTGGTGGCCAAGATCCGGGCCGCGTTCCCTGACTTCAAAACGGTGGAGTTCGACCGCGAAGAAGTGGACCGCGACGAGCTGGAGGCCTGCGACCTGCCGGCGATCCTTCTTGACCTGAACGAGTTCGAAGAGGCCGGCGAAGACGATCGTGGAAACGGCCAATTGCCGATGCGTGGGCGCGTCGAGGCGCGCGTGGTCATCGGGTATCGCACGACGCGAGCGAAGACCGTGGCGCGCGCGGCAGCTGGCACTCTGGCTGCCTGGATGCGTTTGCGCCGCTTCACGGGCGAGAACGTATGGACTGAACCGGCGAAGGTGATCGGGGGATATCGCGACGACTTCTCGCCAGGCATGGACCGATACACGGTTTGGCGCGTGGAGTGGACGCAGGTTTTGCACCTGGGCGAAGACGTTTGGAAGGATGGCGGCACGACGCCGGGCAACCCGACTTACAGCTTTGCGCCAGACATTGGCTTGGGGAACGAGGCGCATTACCAGCCGCTGCTTCCATCGGGAGCGCGGGCATCATGAGTCAAGACATTGGCGAGCTGCAGCGGCAGATTTCCCAGCTTGTCCGCATCGGCGTGGTGATCGAGCTGGTCGCGGGGACCGACACGGCAATCGTGGAGATTGGCGGGGTCAATTCTGACCCGATGCAATGGACGACGCAGCGCGCCGGACCTGATGCCGACTGGTGGGCGCCAGAGCCCGGCGAGCAGGTGGTGGTGTTCGCGCCGTTCGGCGACATGGCCCAGGCGTTCATCGCTTTCTCGCTGTACCAGGACCAGTTCGCCGCGCCGTCCACGAATCCGAATGTGCGTCGCCGGACTTACAAGGATGGTGCGGTGGAGCAGTACGACCGCAGCGCGCACGCCTACCTGCTTTCCATCCCGAGCGGCGGCAGCTTCACGGTTCAGGTTGGCGGCTCGTCCATGACGCTCACTGACGAAAACTGACGTTCAACGTGGCGCAGGTTGAGCACGTTGGCGACCAGGCAACGTTCGGCGGCCAGGCGGTGGTGAAGAAGCTGCTGACCTGGTTGTCTGGTGTCGCGGGCAACGCAGGGAGTGGTGGCGGCGCAAACAGCATCCAGGGCGGCGTCAACGTGACGCAAGGCGACGTGGTTGTGGATGGCATCGGCGTGAAGGCTCACCACCACATCGAGCACGACGGGCCGCCTACCGGTTCCGCCCAGGCGTAAGACTAAACCCACACGTGGAACGGGGGACTGGCGAAAGCCAGAATCCCGTCCATGAACGGCACCTGCTCCACGACCGGAAAACCGCTTTCCGGCATTGCTCACTTGAAGCAATCCATTGCGGACATCCTGAACACCCCGAAGGGTAGCAGGGTGATGCGTCGCGAGTACGGCAGCGATCTGCCCGAGCTGGTGGACGCCCCCATGAATCTCTCCACTCTGTCGCGCATCTACGCGGCGACCGCGCGCGCGATTCATCGGTGGGAGCCGCGATTCAAGGTGCGGAAGGTGACAGTGGTGAACGCGCAACCTGGCGCGCTGGAGCTGGACCTGTACGGCACGTATCTGCCGGACGGCCAGCCGGTAAAGCTCGATGGTATTCGGGTGGCGTAATGTCGAGCGCCTATATCGCCGTCGATCTTTCGACGCTTCCGCCGCCGCAGATTATCGAAGCCCTGGACTTCGATACGATTTTTGCGGACCTGCTGGCCGAGCTGATTTCGCGCGATAGCACCTTTACCGCGTTGGTTGAATCCGATCCGGCCTACAAGGTTTTGCAGGTCGCGGCGTATCGCGAAACCTTGCTGCGTCAGCGCGTGAATGAGGCGGCGCAGGCGCTGCTGTTGGCGTATGCCGTGGATGGCGACCTGGACCAGATCGGCGCGAATTTCGACGTTCAGCGTCTGGTGGTCACGCCTGCGGACAACACGACCATTCCGCCGACACCGGCCGTCATGGAGCGGGACGAAGCGTTCCGCGCGCGCGTTCAACAGTCTTTCGAAGGCTTCAGCAGTGCCGGCCCGGTTGGCGCGTACCAGTTCCATGCGCTGTCCGCGTCTGGCCTGGTGCTAGACGTGAGCGTTACGACGCCGCAGGCGGGGACGGTGCTAGTCACTATCCTGCATGCGAACGGGGACGGCGGGGCAGCGAATGACGTGAATGGCGCGCTGATTGCGACGGTGCGCGCCGCGCTCAATGCTGACAATGTGCGCCCCCTGTGCGACACGGTTCTTGTGCAGTTCGCGACGATTCTCCCGTACTCCATCAACGCAACGCTGGAAATCGACGCCACGGTGGACCAGGACGCAGTGCTGTCGCTCGCGCGAGCGCAGGCGCAGGTGTACGCGAATAGGGTTCACAAGTGCGGTGGTGCTCCAACTATCGCGGGTGTTTATGCCGCTCTGTGGGTGACGGGCGTTCAAAACGTGACGCTGAACGCGCCGGGCATCCAAGCTGACATGGCCGCAGCAAAGACGCAGGCGTCGTACTGCACCGGTGTGACGGTGGGCGGGGTGAAGGTCTGATGGCGGATGCCAGCTTGCTGCCGCCGAGCGCGACGAGGCAAGAGCGCGCGATTGCGCTGTCTCTGTCGCGCCTGTCTGCCGTTCCAGTTCCGCTTCGAACGCTCTACAACCCGGCGACTTGCCCCGTTGATCTTCTGCCGTGGCTCGCGTGGTCATACTCGGTCGGCGAATGGGATAGCGCGTGGCCCGAAGCGACGAAGCGCGCTGTTATCGCGTCCAGCGTTGCCGTGCACCGAATCAAGGGGACGAAAGCGTCTATCACGATGGCGCTGGCTGCGGCGGGATATCCGGACGCAACGGTCATCGAGGGCGATTCGGACAACACATACAACGGCGTAGTGCAGTTCGATGGCAACGCGACATATGGGGCGGCGAACACGACGAATTGGGCGCATTACCGCGTGCGTCTTGGTCATCCGATTTCAAACGCGCAGGCCCAGCAGGTGAAGCGAATCCTGGCGGCGACAGCGCCGGCGCGGTGCGTGCTGGTGGCTCTCGAATTCGACGCTGTGGCCGCGACGTATAACGCGGCGATTAATTTCGATGGTACCTATAACTATGGGATTGTTGGCTGATGGCAAATCAACCTGAACAGGATCAGTGGGACGCTGGGGTCTATCAGATCGAAAAGACTGATCCGGTCCTGGGCGGCCTTGGCGGCATTGCGAACGCGCCGCTTTTGAACCTGGCGAATCGCACGAAGTACCTCTACAGCCGCATTCAGGAAATCTTGGGTGTTGGCAAGGGCTACGCGATCGCTGGCGGGACGGCAAACGCCATCACGTGCAGCTACACGCCGGCGGTTTCGGCCATCGCTGACGGGCAGACTTTCAAGGGCAAGGTGGCGGCGGCCAACACGGGGGCAACGACGTTCACGCCGAACCCGGCGGCCCAGGGTGGTATTGCGCCGCTTCCGGTTTATGGGCTGGATCTCCAGCCGCTATCCGGTGGCGAAATCGTCGGGCAGTTCACGGTTCAGTACAACGCGAGCTTGAACAGCGGGGGCGGCGCATTCGTCCTGATTGAAAATCCGGGCGGCATTACTCGCGCTATCGCGCCGGCGCTGGCTGACAACAGCGCGGCGATCGCGCCCACGTCGTGGATTCGCTCGATTTTCGCGCCGCTCGCGTCACCTGCATTCACGGGTAGCCCACAGGCGCCTGTGCCGCCGCAATTCGACAACAGCACGAAGCTGGCGACGACAGCGTTCGTGCAGCAGGCGCTAGGCAACTTTCAGGGCTTTGTTCCGCTTACCGCGTCGGCAACGCTTACTGCAAGCCAGACGGGCTCGTTTATCGAGGCGAGGGGAACTTCTGGATATTCGATTGCGCTGCCGTCTCCTTTGACTCCGGGTCTGGTGTTCACGATCTTTAACGCCAACAGTAATTCGGTCACGCTAACCACCTCAATCGGAACGATCTATTCGGCTAACAACTCGTCGTCTAGTTACATCATGACGGTTGCACAGTCTGCGCAATTGGTGAGCGACGGGTCGAATTGGGTCGTCATTTCCGGGCAAGCGGTCGGCGTGCTCTTGACCAACGGCTACCAGAAGCTGCCGAGCGGATTGATTATCCAGTGGGGCGGTGTTCCGTCGATTGCTGCTGGTGGCAGCGTGACAGTGACTTACCCAATTGCGTTCCCAAACGCTCTCTTATCCATTTCCGCTATTGCGGGTGCTGTTAGTACTGGCAGCTCCGCCATTAATGGCGTAGCGGCCGCCGGTTCGAGTAGCCCGAAAACACTGTTTGTTGCATGGAACTCATCATCCACTGTCACCACTCAAAGTGGTGCTTATATTGCTCTCGGGTATTGAATCATGGGTAAAAAGTATGCAGCCTTCGACGCGCAAGGCAACATTACCGCGTTCTACGACAGCATCGACAGCCCCGTTCCGGAAGGAATCGAAGCTATCGAAATCACCGATGCAGAATGGCAGGTGTGTATCAGTGAACAAGGCCAGTGGTATGTGTCGAGCGGTGCGCTTGCGCGGGTTCCGCCGCCGACCGCTGGCGAGCAGCTCGCATCCGCCAAGGCATCGACAATCGCGGCGCTAAACGCGGCATGCCAGGGCGCAATCCTGGCGGGCTTCACGTCGTCGGCCATCGGCTCGGCAACGTTCTACCCGACGACGGACACGGACCAACGCAACCTTCAGAGTTCCGCCCTGGCTGCCGCGTGGAGCGTTGGAACGGCTGACTGGCATGCGTCCCTGTGGTGCCGGCAGGGCGACGCCTGGGCGTATGTCACGCACACGGCCCAACAGGTGCAGCAAGTGAACGCGGACTGGGTGATGTTCCGCACGTCGGCGCAGCAGAAATATGCAGCCGCCATCGACCAGGTGAACGCAGCCACGACCGTGGACGCTGTGCGAGCTGTCGCGGTCTAGTCGCAGGTGTCGTTTAAACAGAATAGCCGCCCACGGGCGGCTTTTTGTGCTTAAACCCCCACGTGGAACGTAAGTCGTGCAAACGAGAATATGGCGGCAATCTGAAACTAGACCGCCCCATAGGCCAACATGAGCACTGACTTTTTGCATGGCGTCGAGGTCCTGGACATTGACGACGGCCCGCGCAGCATCAGCGTTGCGTCGAGTTCCGTAATCGGCATCGTCGGCACTGCGCCGAATGCCGACCCGGTCGCATTCCCGCTCAATAAGCCGGTTCTCATTGCCGGCTCGCGAAAAGAAGCGGCGAAGCTGGTTGCACTCAGCACGTCGGCCGACAACGGCACGCTGCCGGATGCCATCGATTCCATCTTGAACCAGGCGAAAGCGGTTATCGTCGTCGTGCGTGTTGACGTTGCGCAGGACGCGGCAGCGCAGCGTGCGCTGGTGATCGGAGGGACGGACGCGAACGGCAACTATACGGGGCTTCAGGCGCTGATGGCGTCGGAGCACGAGCTGGGATTCAAGCCGCGTATCGTCATCGCGCCGGGCTTCACGCACCAGCGCGTCGCCGACGGCGTTTCGACGCTTTCCGTTGACACGCACGGCGCTGGCTATACCGATGGCACGTATACGCTGGACGTGTCCGGCGGTGGCGGAGGCGCTGGCGCACTGGCTACCGCAGTCGTGAAGAATGGTGCGGTTTCGTCCTGCACGCTGACGCGCAACGGCTTCCATTACACGCAGCCGCCCACGTTCGCCATGCCGGCAGCAGCCGGCACGCCGACCGAGGCGGCGGTTTTCCATGCAACGGTCGGCGTCGTCGGCAACGCAGTGGTGGGCGTTCTGCAGGGCACCATCCTGAATTCGCTGCGCGCGATCGTAATCGCGGACGGCCCCGGCACGACGGATGCTGACGCAATTGCGTATGCCGGCGATTTCGGCAGCAGACGCATCTACTTGGTTGACCCGCCGGTCACGAAGACCGATTCGAGCGGCAACAACGTGGTTTCCTACGCGAGCGCATGCGCCGCCGGCCTGCTGGCCCAGATCGACAACGACAAGGGGTTTTGGTGGTCGCCGTCGAACCAGATCATCAGCGGTATCACGGGCACGGCGCGGCCCATTGATTTCACGCTGGGCGATTCGACGAGCCGCGCCAACCTGCTGAACGCCAAGAACGTCGCGACGATCATCCGCCAGAACGGATTCCGCCTGTGGGGCAACCGCACGCTTTCGAGTGATCCGAAGTGGGCGTTTCTGTGCGTTGTTCGCACCGCTGACATCATCGCGGACAGCCTGCAAGCGGCACACCTGTGGGCGGTGGATCGCGGCATCACGAAAAACTATGTCAGCGACGTGGTGGAGGGCGTGAACGCGTTTCTGCGCAGCCTGACGGCGAAGGGTGCAATCCTGGGCGGCAAGTGCTGGGCCGACCCGGATCTGAACACGCCCGACCAGATCGCTGCCGGCAACGTGGCGTTCGACTTTGATTTCGGGGCGGTCAATCCGGCCGAGCGCGTGACGTTCCGCAGCCACATGACCAACGGCTATATCACCAGCATTTTTTCGACTTCGACGGGCTCGTAATCCATGCCGATCCAAGACATTCGCAAATACTTCAACGTCTTCTATAACGGCTTCGGCATGGCGGGGAAGTGCGAGGAATTCAACCCGCCGAAGCTGACTGCGAAGCTCGAAGAGTTCCTGGGCGGCGGCATGTTCACGCCGGTCGAAATCACGATGGGCATGGAAAAGATGGAGTCGGATTTCACGCTCAAGTCGTTCGACAAGGGTGTGCTCGGCACGTTTGGCGTTACGGAAGGGTCGAGCCTTACCGTTTTCCTGCGTGAAGTTCTGGAAGACGACGAAGGCCAGGAAACCGGCGTGATTCACACGATGCGCGGCAAGGTCAAGGAGATCGACCCGGGCACCGTGAAGACGGGCGAGGCGGCAAGACTGAAGACGACGATGGCGCTCAAGTATTACCGCTTGGACCACGGCGGCACGACTGTTCTGGAAATCGATAGCGTGAACATGATTTTTAAGCAGAACGGCGTGGACAAGCTGGCGACCGCCCGCAGCCTTCTGGGCATGTAAGGGCATCGGGGCCAGCGCGTGGCGCTGGCCTGAAACTCACTTTCAAGACAACGAGGGAACACCATCATGGCTCGTACCAGTGCGAACGCATCGGGGAATGACGAGAAGAAGCCGAATCCGGTGGATTTCGTGGAATACGGCGACGGCTACGCAGATATCACGCTGTCGCGACCGCTCACGATGGGCGACGCGAAGGTGTCGGTTGTCCGCATGCGCGAGCCGGAAGTGCGGGACAACCTGGCCCATGAAAAGGCGAAGGGCAGCGAAGGCGAAAAGGAGGTGACCGTGTTCGCCAATCTGCTGGAACTGTCGCCGGAGCAGATTGGCCGCATGCCGCTGCGTGACTATCGCCGGCTGTCGGCGGCTTATTCGGGTTTTCTCGACTAGCGCCCGACTACATCCGAAGCGGTGCGCTTGCCCTGGCCAGTCATACCGGCTGGGGCGAATCGGAAATTCTATCCATGCCTGTATCGCGGTTCATGTGGTGGCTGAAAGGGCTGGAGTGATGGGCTAGCGAAGCATGGCGAATCGGCGTTTAAACGCAACTATCGTAATCGGCGGGGCCATCGCGCCCACGCTGAAAAGCACCTTTGGCGCGGTCAACAAAGGCATTTCCGGCGTTGGCAAATCGGTGCAGGACCTGGAGCGCCGTCAGAAGCTGCTGGGGCGCTCGATTCGTGAGTTCGGGCGGGCCGGCAAGGACGTTGACGGCCTGCGCAGTTCGTATGCGAAGCTGACCCAGGAGCTGGACCGCGCGCGCCGTGCCCAGGACCGGCTGGCGACCGCGCGTAAGCGTGCAGAGACCATCGTCGGGGTGGGCGGCTCTGTTCTGCGTGGCGTGGGTGTCGGCGTCGCTGCGGCTGGCCTTGCGGCGCGTCCGCTGCTCGGCGCTGCAATCGAGCGCGAAAACGCCATCAACGTGATTCGCAATTCCGGCGTGTCGAAAGAAGAGGCCGACGCGATGGTGAACGCTGCGAAGAATTCAAAGCAGTTTGGCGTATCCATCACCAGGGCAACTGATACCGTCGGCGAGCTGCGCACGGCGCTGGGTGATGCGCACCATGCTATTGAAGCGCTTCCGACTACGTTGAAGGCAATTTCCGGCCTGCAACTCTACAATCGCGGCCACAAAAACCAGATTGGCGAGGATGCCGCGTATAGCCTTGCGAAGATCGCGGAGGAACGCGGCGGCGCTTCGTCCCCGGAAGCGTTGCGCGAAAAGCAGAACTGGGCGTTCAAGGCACTTACCGGCTCTAACGGCGTCGTTACCGCGGACGATCAACTGACCGCAATTCGTCGCGGCAAAGCCGCAGTGGCGGCAATGGACGACCGTGCGTTCTTCGGCGATACGTTCCTGATGCAGGCAATGAGCGCGGCCGGCTATGGCACCGCAGAAAGCACGCTCTTTAATGCATGGATCGGCGGCCACCAGACGCATAGCGCGTTCGATCACATGATGAAATTGGGGCTGCTTGATAAGAGCAACGGGAAGGTTAAGTTCGACAAGACGGGCAAGGTAAAAACGGTTTCGCCCGATGCTCTGATTCACAATGACCTGTTCATAAAGGACCGCCAAGCGTGGGTGGACAAATACCTGATCCCCATCGCCAAGGCGAACGGCGTCGATATGAACGACCCAGCGCAGATTGCGAAGTTTGCGGCCAGCATCGCGTCTAACCCGAACGCCGCGAATATCATTACGCAGCGCATGCGGTTTTCGCAAAGCATCGCAAAGGACCGGCACAACGTTGATATCGCAAACGGTGTGGACGAGTCTGACGCGGCCAATCGCGAGTCCACTGCCGGCAAGGTCGACAACGCCCGCGCTCGCCTGGATGATGCCGAGGCGCGCATGGGTAACGTTCTGCTGCCGGTATTCGCCAGCGCGATGGAGAAAGCGGCGTCCGCCCTGGAAGGGCTGAACAAGTTCGCCGACGAGTCGCCAACCGCGTTCAAGGTCGCGACCGCCGCATTCGTAGGGCTCACCGGCGCTGTGGCTGCCCTGACTGTGGCCGGCGGTGTGTCGAAGCTGGCGACCGTCGGGCTTACTGCCGCAATGACCACGCTGGGCGGATCGATGGACACGACAGCGGCGACCGCCGGGCGCGCGTCCACGGGCCTGATGGGGTTCCTGGGCAAGCTGGGCCTGGTTGGTGCGCTGTCTACCACTGCGCTGGCCGCAGCCAAGGCTGCCGGCCTACCCGACGTCGACGAATCGCAGGGCGTTAAGGACGTGAGGGCGGGAAGCTGGCTTTCCGCATCTGCGCATCTTCCTGCAGGGACATTTTTGCGCGCCTATTCAGCGCATTTGATGGGGCGGTCAAACGATGAAATCGCTGCGTCGGTTTCTGGTGGCGAGAATCCATCCGAACTGCTTCCCAAAATCCCGCCGAGGGCAACGGCTGGCAATGCTGGAGCGCCTGCGCAAGACAACCGGCAGTATCACATAACGATTAACCAGCAGCCTGGTCAATCTGGCGCGAGCGTGGCCAACGACGTAACGAAGAAGCTGGGCGGTCCGGCAAAATCCGGCCTTGGTTCCGGCCTGTATGACACGGGGTTTTAAGACATGGCAGCAGATAGCGGGAACATGCCCGCGATGATGGTCCTGGGCGACTACCTGTTTTCCATCAACACGCTCGTATTCCAGGAGTGGGCGCGCTCGACTGAGTGGCGGTGGCCGGCGCAGGAGCGCATGGGCCAGTATGACGCCCTGCAATTCACCGGGCCGGGGCCAGATACGCTTGAGCTGCCCGGCGTCCTGTTCCCGAACTGGCGGGGCGACATAAACGGCCTGGACGAGCTGCGAAGCATGGGCGATGACGGTCAGCCCTATCAGCTTGTGGACAGCATGGGCTATGTGCAGGGCCGCTGGATCATGGAGCGCCTGGACGAGCGGCAGTCTCATCACATGGTGGACGGAACCCCACAGAAGGTCGATTTCACGTTGCGCCTGCGCAAGTTCGATGACGGCGAGGAAACCGACGACGGCGCGAGCATCCTGGACAAAGCCACGGGCGCACTATCGTCCGTTGCAGGCGCCGGCAGTGCGCTTTCTGGGGTCGCTGGTGTGGTGGGGAAGATTCAAAGCGGTGCCGCGTCAGTGCTGGGCGACCTTAAAAGCGCGGCCGCTCAGGTTCAGGCGGCCGTCGCCCCGGTGCTTGCGGACGCGGCGAGCGTCGTTGGCGCAGTGAATCGCGGAATCGCCGTGGTGAATGACATCCGCAACGTTGCTTCCCAGGTCGAGCAGCAAGTGAAATCCATTGGGAATATCGGCGCGGCGCTGAGTGGCGCAACAACCTTGTTCGAAAAGGCTCGGGCACTTGGGATTCATGCCGCATCAGCAAGTGCCGTAATAGCGAATATCAGCTCGATGGCGGGCACGCTTCCGGCCGCCGCTACATCTGCGCTGTCCGCCGCACACAACGCCACCAAGGGCGTTTCGGGGCTTCTGGCGAGCACTCAAAGCGCAGCGCAATCCATCTTGTCGAAATTCCCATGAGCCAAACCTACGTTTCTCGCGATGGCGATACGCTCGACTACATCGCATACGTGCAATACGGGAAGGTCTCGCCGGAGATCCTTGGCGCGATCCTGGCGGCCAATTATGGCCTGGCTGACCTGGGGCCGCTGCTGCCCATCGGCACGCCCGTTGCGCTGCCCGTGATCGACGTGGCAACACAGACCGCGACCAGCAACGAGGTATCGCTATGGACGTAGGAATTGCGCCATCCTACGCGCTCAAGGCAAACGACGATGACATTACGGCGATCATCCGCGATCGCTTTGTATCGCTGTCGCTGACGGACGAAACGGGGGAGAACTCCGACAAGCTCGAAATCGTGCTGGCTGACCACGACGAGACGACGCGCATCAAGGTCCCGCCACGTGGCGCAGAGCTTGCGCTATCGCTTGGATACGACGGCGTGCTGGTTCCGAAAGGCATCTTCGTGTGCGACGGGGTTAGCGTGAAGGGGTTCCCCGAGCAAATGACGATTCACGCGCACGCTGCGCCGTGGGAGCAGACGCCGAAGGGGAAAAGCGATTTCCAATCGCATAAGTCGCGGTCCTGGAAGGCGGGAATTACCATCGGCGCAATGGTGTCGAAGATCGCGAGCGAGCATGGCATGGCCGCCATAGTTTCGCCCGCGCTCGGATCGGTCAAGCTGCCGCACTTCGACCAGTCCGAAGAATCGGACATGAACCTGCTTCTGCGTGTCGCGAAGAAGTACGACGCCATTTCGAAGCCCGCCGGCGGGAAGCTGATTTTCGCGAAGCGCGGCGACGCCACGACGGCATCCGGTGCCGCGCTTCCGAAAATAAAGGTGGATAGAAGCGACTGCGGGGCATACGAATGGAACACCAGCACGCGCGAATCCGCAGGCACTGTCGTGGCCTATTGGCACGCGAAGCGCGCCGCGCGCCGGCACGAAATCCATGTCGGGGAGGGTGAGCCTGTGAAGCGGCTCAAGCAGTATTTCCCGACCCAGGACATGGCCCTGGCGCTGGCCCGGCGCGCGCGTGGCGCTTACACATTCTCGGTCAACATACCCGGCACGCCCGCGCTTACGGCTGAGTGCATTCTGGACGTGACCGGGTTCCGCGACGAGATAAACGGCGAATGGCTCGCCAAGCGCGCCGAGCATATCGTGAACAAGGACGGAGCCTATCGCTGCATCGTGGAATGCGAGCTGCCGAACGGCAACGAAGAGGTCAAGGACACTATGAACGGAACCGTTTCCGATAATTCGCGATAA